TTTAGAAATAATCTTCAAGTTTACAAATAACCTGAAAATGATAGAGTCAGAAAAAATTCTTCCTCTTACTGTTCTTTCTCAAGAGCAGCAAGTGTTCGTGTGTGCTTGTGTTGATAAAATTATAACACTTGCAAAAATTTATGGTTTCGATGATAACGGGTACTCTCGATCTCCAACTTATAAGCACTGGTTGTATTGTTCCAGCGTAGTTGGTGATCCTTTAGTATTCGTTAAGTGGAAAATATCGTCGTTCTATAGTTATCATAAAAGTCAACCAATTAGTGAAAGTATCCTAATTGATCATCATATTGACAACCCTGCGATTATCATCGGAGGTCGTGGTTATGCCTTTTTGAATAAAGTTCTTCGTAGACAAAAGCCTCTCTCTTTTGAGAGCTTTTGTCTATCTGTTCTTCATTCAAAAAAGGGATTTCCAAGACCTGGTAAGGATAAATTGAAGAAATCGGAGATGGACACGTTTCATGAGTTAACAACCGAGCTTTTGGCATCGGCACATTTACCTCTTGATTGGTCGGATCTTCCTTCTTCAAAGTCTGTATCTACCCACCTTACAGTTGAAAGTTTATGTTTTGAAATAGATCGTACTTGTACTGAATTATTCCAGAATGTTGATTTTACACTGTTTGATCGGGTGAAACCCTTCTTTCCTTCAACTTCTTCCAACTATATTAATAGCCGAACGAAGTTAGGGGCAGTAGGGTCTTTACTCGAAAGTAGTGTCTTTGATAATCTCAAAATTGATAACAAGGGAAGCTTGATTTCCTTCCCAAAAATTAATTCTCTCCTCTCTTTAATCCCAAAAGAACTAATTCCACGTGATCGTGATTTAGGTTATGCTGTTAATACACATTCTCTTACGAATCGTTTTGTAGATTTTTATAAGAATGTTTGTAAACAAGCATTATCTGAAAAACCGATTGCGGTACCTTTAGCATTACCTGAACCGTTAAAAGTTCGTGTAATTACTAAAGGTCCTCCCATGTTATATACAGCTTTAAAACCTTTACAGAAAAAGCTTTGGTCAACTTTAAAGAAATTCAAAATATTCGAATTAACGAATAGAGTGGTTTCTGATGAGGTTGTTCAAGATGCGTTAGGTAAAAATTTAAAGCCAGGTATGAAATTCTTATCAGTTGATTATAAAAATGCAACGAATGCTTTATTTTCGGTGTATTCTCGTACAGCTGTTGAGAAAATCTCGACTCTCCTTAAACTTTCAGGAGAAGAAAGGCAAATGTTTTTGTCTTCTATGGTTGACCATTATATACAAAATCCTGAGAAAGATGAAAAAGGGTTCTATAAGAAGAAATCTGATGTGCGAAAGCAAACCAGAGGACAACTTATGGGATCAATAGTCTCTTTTCCAATTTTATGTATAGTAAACGCGGCTGTTTGCCGTTGGTCTATGGAATTAGGTGAAAATAGAGTTTACAAAATTAAAGATTGTCCTATGCTAGTTAATGGAGACGATGCTATCCTTAAAGCTAATGATAAAACAAAGGCTTATTGGGAAAGAATCGCTAAATTTGCTGGCTTAGAACCATCTATAGGTAAAGTCTATTATTCCGAGCAATTTCTTAATATTAATTCCACAACATATAATTATAGTTTACAACCTTATGAGAACCGAAAAGTGATGGTTCAAGGTACTGTTGCAGATAAGGACTTCAATGATTTCTTTATGAAACCAATCCATTACAAATTAGTTAAATATGTAAACTTAGGTTTACTATATAATATAAAACGTAGTGGTCTGGATTTAGGAAAAGATAATGAAGATCCCCAATCAGGGACATATATGTTGGATGCTAAGATCAATGATTTGATGAAAAGTTGTCCAGTAGAACTTCAAGAGAAGGTATACTGTCAATTTCTCCATGTTAATGCATCAGAGTTAAAGAAATTTGCTATTCCTTGGTTTATTCCAAAGAAATATGGTGGCCTTGGTTTTCCTCAAATTGGCAAGTATAGTATTAAAACTGGCGACTTCTTTCTGCGAAAGGCAGAAGAAATTCGACTAAGTTATACTGTACCTAATTTTCATTTGTCTCCTTTATGGAAGACATGGGAATTGGCTCGAAAGAGTTGTCCTATTAAACAGGGGGACCTTGAACACCAGCAGTTGAGTCAGGTAGTTTTCGTTGATTATCCTCAAGATAAAAAATTATCTTATAAGGAAATAATTGGAATGACCTGTGTAGAACTATTATTTAAGAAAGGCATTAGTGATGAACTCGTGACGAATAATCTCGAATTTAAAGCTAGTACAATTCTTAAACGTCTAGAGCAACTGTGGAATAAAATAAAAAGAACTGGTAAAATATGTCAGCCCTTAGATCTTAATAGGGTAGACGAGAAAATTAATTATGAAGATATGAAGTTATTTCCAATGGAACATATTGTAGAATCACAGGAAAACTTTCAGGTTTTAGAACCTTTAGTTGACCTTCCTTCTGACGTATGGGACATTGTAACTTCATATCTTTAGCAAGAATGAAGATGAGAATTTATTTGAAAATTATTGATCCATATAGTGGTTGGTATAATTCGAATTACATAATTAGAACTTTAGGAGCTAACGTCTTTCGACGGTTCGTAAAGTTTGATTCAACCTAGAAGTAGGACATTATATATTATATAAGGACTCTGGAAGGCGAGGTGGTTCATCACCATCCAATAACCCGGAAAGACTTATCCTTTAAGATTATAGTGTTTAAAGTTTTAGTTATGTATTAGAAAAGTATTGCATAAGCTGTATGAATTGAGGTTTTCTCTTCTCAAATTCAGAACACACACAAACATTTCCAACAATAAGGTTGGAG